AATAAACAGGCGTTTGAAGCCTGGAAAAATTCTGAGGAGGCAAAACAATATGCAGATCACCTTAACAATCGACCTGACGGCCGAGAACCTGGAAAAACTGAAAGTATTCTGTGAGGAAACTGGCGCGGCTCCTGAAAAGAAACCGACGGCAAAGCAGAAGCCGGCGGGAACTGCTAAAGCAGAACCCAAAAAAGAACCCAAGGCTGCTGACGCTCCGGCAAAAGAAGCTCCGGCCAAAGAAGAGCCTGCTGCTAAAGCGATCACTCTGCAGGACGTTCGGGCCGTCGCCCTGAAATTCTCCAAGGCGGGTAAGTCCGACGTGCTGAAAGAAATCTTTGCTAAGTTTGACGCCACCAAACTTTCCGAAGTGCCGGAAGACAGATACAACGAACTTATGGAAGAACTGGAGGCTGCTAATGCCTAGTGCTCATGCTCTCCTGTCTGCCAGCGGCGCAGCTAAGTGGCTGAACTGCCCGCCAAGCGCAAGACTGGAAGAAAAGTTCCCGAACACTTCCAGCGATTATGCAAAAGAGGGAACCGTGGCCCATACTCTTGCGGAAATATCTACGAGATATAATCTCAACGAACTTTCTAAGCAGGAATTTGAGTCTGAAAAAGATGATCTTCTCGCAACTGAAGACGGCGAGAAATTTTACAACGAAGAAATGCAGGAACACGCCAGAGATTATGCCCAGCTCATTTATGAGAAACTTCAGGAGGCAAAGACCCGCAGCGTAGACGCTTTTGCCGAGCTTGAAGTGCAGGTTGATTTTTCCAAATGGGTTCCTGAGGGATTTGGCACAAGCGATTGTGTCATAGTAGCTGACGACTGGCTCGAAGTGATTGATCTGAAATATGGAAAAGGTCACCGCGTGGAAGCTGCTGGAAATCCACAAATGCGGCTTTACGCCCTTGGTGCGCTGGAATATTACGGACAGCTTTATGACATTAAAAATGTGCGTATGACAATATTCCAGCCGAGACTCTCCGGCGAACAGAGCTCTGATGAAATTACGGTTGCCGAACTTATGAAGTGGGCAGAAAAAACTGTAAAGCCGAGGGCAAAGCAGGCTTTCAACGGCAAAGGCAAATTTGCGCCGTCGGAGGAAACCTGTAAATTCTGCCGAGCAAAGGAAAAGTGCAAAGCCCGGTATGAAAAGAATCTGGCTTTATTTGATGAAGCAGACGACCCGCTCCTGATTACGGTAGAGGACGCGGCTGCAGTTCTGGAAAAGGCCGCCGATATACGGGCCTGGCTGACGGACCTTGAAAACCTGGTACAGTCAACGCTACTTTCTGGCGAACCAGTCATCGGCTGGAAAATTGTCGAAGGCAGAAGCAACCGGAGATTTTCTGATGAATTGCTGGTTGCCGAAGCCATGAAAGAAGCTGGCTATGATGAAGCCGTACTTTATGAGAAAAAGCTGATCACCCTGACGCAGATGGAAAAAGATTTTGGCAAAAAGGTTGTAGCCAAAATCCTGGGCTCCTTGATCGTAAAACCCCAGGGCAAGCCTACTCTTGCGCCTGAGTCCGATAAACGTCCGGCCTTTCAGCCGGAGGACGCCATTCTTGCAGCTTTTGACGAATAAAGGAGGCGACCATGCGACTGTATGAAAAGCGACGACGCCGTCGCAGGCGTCAAAAGCTCATTATTTCGTCCATATTCGCGATTTGCGCCCTGGGCCTTACCATTTTATTAGTCATAGACGCAAAAACGCGATCTGGGGCTTCTGGTGAACCCACAGAAGTACCCGAAGTAATACGGTTAGACCTGCCTACGGTCAAAGCGGCTCCTGATACTGCGGTATTGCCAGAAACTATAGAGCCGGAAAACTTCTATCCCAGATTTTCGTATAGTAAGGATTGGGGCGCGGAAGATTCTTACTTGCTGGCAAAAATCGCAATGGCTGAGGCCGAAGGCGAAAGCATTCAGGGAAAGACTCTTGTTATTCTGGTAGTGCTTAACCGGGTACACAATGCAGATTTTCCGAATACCATTCAGGACGTTATTTTTGAGGAAAATCAATTTACGCCTGTAATAAACGGGCGCTTCGATAAAGTAGAACCAGACGCTGACTGCTGGGAAGCTGTTCAGGTAGTTATGGAAGCGCAATATGACTATTCAGATGGCGCTTTGTATTTTGAAAGCTGCGACGACGCCGACAACTGGCACAGTCGTAACCTTGATTATCTATATCAATGCGGAAACCACAAATTTTATAAGTAAAGGAGATTACATACTATGAGTACACAGATCACAACCGGAAAAGTAAGATTCAGCTATTGCAGCCTGTTTGAGCCGAGAGCAAATAATAACAGCAGCGACAGCCAGGAAAAGTACAGCGTGACGCTACTGATCGATAAAGGCGATAAGTTCACGCTGGATAAGATCAAGGCCGCCGTAGCAGAGGCAAAACAGAACTACCTGCAGAAGAACTCTGGCAAAAAGCTGCCGAGCGAGTTAAAGACCACTCTCCATGACGGCGACGGAGAACGCCAGAACGGCGGCGACTTTGGGCCTGAGTGCCAGGGCTGCTATGTTATGACAGTAAGCTCGAAGAACAAGCCCGTTCTGGTGGATAAAAACAAAAATCCGATCACTGACCAGCAGGAGCTTTACTCCGGCTGCTATGGCCGCGCTATTATCAATTTTTATGTCTATGATACAAACGGCAATAAGGGTATTTCCGCCGGTCTGAACGGGGTTATGAAGCTGCATGACGGCGAGCCGTTAAGCGGCGGCATTGTAACTGAATCCGATTGGGACGACGGTTGGGAAGATACTACCGACGACGGTATGGACGATCTTCTCGGATAAGCAGAAAACTGGTAACGCCGGGGAATTTGGCAGCGACTTAACACTTACCCGTGTAGGGCCTTAATGATGAAGTCCGCCTGCCTTTTCCCCGGCGTTTAGTAGGAGGTGATAATTTATGACAACTCTTGCGATTGATATAGAAACATATTCGCCGGTAAATCTGCAAAAATGCGGCGTACACGCTTATGCTTCAAGTCCTGAATTTGAAATACTGCTTTTCGGCTATGCTTTTGACGATGGACCCATAGACGTGATTGACCTGACCCGGGAAAAAATGCCGGAAGATTTAAAAGACGCTATTTTTGACCAGCGCATTTTAAAAACTGCTTTTAATGCTGCTTTTGAAAGAACCTGTATTGCTTCATATTTTGGAATGCCAACACCGCCAGAACAGTGGAGCTGCACAGCGGTCATGGCTAGAGAATTAGGACTTCCTAATTCTTTGGAGCAGGTAGGCGTTGTGCTTGGTTTACCTGACGATAAGCAAAAATCCAAAACCGGCCGGGCGCTTATACGCTACTTTTCTGTACCGTGTAAACCCACGAAATCAAACGGCGGCCGGACAAGAAACTTACCGGTACATGACCCAGAAAAGTGGGCTTTATACGTTGAGTACAACCGTCAGGACGTAGAGGCAGAGCGCGCAATCAGAAATAAGCTATGCCATTTTCAAATGACCCAAGAAGAACAGGCTTTATGGGTACACGATCAACATATCAATGACCGCGGTGTGGGCGTTGATTTGGTACTCGCTGAAAAAGCGGTAGAAATTGACCAGATTATCAAAAGCCGGCTTTTACAGAGTGCCAAAGACTTAACAGGGCTTGAAAATCCTAAGAGCACGGCGCAGTTAAAAGCCTGGATTAAGGATACAGCCGGCATTGAGGTTGACAGCCTTAATAAAAAGAATATTGCCGCCGTTCGCTCAAAGGCAAACAGCAACGAAGTTGACGCCATGCTGGGTATTCGGGCCGGACTCTCAAAAACTTCAACAGAAAAATACAATGCTATGCTTCGGACAGTTTGCCCTGATGGAAGAATCCGGGGACTGACACAATTTTATGGCGCGTCAAGAACTGGCCGCTGGGCTGGACGCCTAGTGCAAATGCAGAATCTTCCGCAGAATAAAATGCCGGACCGTGATCTTGACACGGCCAGACAGCTTGTAAGGTCTGGCGACCTTGATACATTGGAACTTTGCTTTGATGATATTGCAGGTACTCTCTCGCAGCTTATCAGAACCGCCTTTATCCCAAAACCCGGCTGCCGCTTTATTGTTGCTGACTTTTCCGCAATCGAAGCTCGTGTAATTGCCTGGCTCGCTGATGAAAGCTGGCGCATGGACGTATTTAATACGCATGGAAAAATTTATGAGGCGTCTGCCGAGCAAATGTTTCATCTTCCTCCGGGAAGTGTAAAAAAGGGTGACCCCATGCGGCAAAAAGGGAAGATTGCCGAGCTTGCTCTCGGTTACGGCGGAAGCGTTGGCGCTTTGAAGTCAATGGGTGCTCTGGAAATGGGGCTCACAGAGGATGAGTTAAAACCGTTAGTGAACAGTTGGCGTGCCGCGAATCCTGCTATTACAAAATTTTGGTGGGACACTGACGCAGCGGCAAGACGGGTAATTCAGATAAAAGAGCCGGTAAAACTTCCTCGCGGAATGGGTCTTTATAAAAAAGGGCCTTTGCTAAAGCTGGTATTACCAAACGGGCGGGAACTGAGTTACGTCAAGCCTGCAATCGTTGACGACAATATCACTTATGAAGGTACGCTTCAAAGCTCCGGAGCCTGGGGTCGTATAGAATCATACGGACCGAAGCTCGTAGAGAATATCGTTCAAGCTACCGCAAGGGATTGTCTGGCAGAAGCAATCGACCGCCTGGAAAAAGCCGGGTTTCCGGTAGTATTCCATGTACACGACGAAGTGATCTGCGAAGTACCGAATGGTATAAGCTCGGCAAAGGAACTTGGTGCAATTATGTCAGAGCCGATTAAGTGGGCTCCAGGCTTGCCGCTTCGGGCTGATGCCTATGAATGCGAGTATTACAGAAAGGATTGAAAATTTATGACTATAGAAACCTTTAACACTATCGTAAATGCGCAGATTGACACTTGTACAAATATGCTTACCGGCAAAGGTCTTGAATATGCGCCTGATGCTGCTAAAGAAAAAGGTCCGGAACTAGTGCCTTTAGACTATGAAAAAATTTCAGCTACCAAAGCTGCCGATCGTCTTGCGCATTTTAAAAAGGCTGCGGCTATTATGAGCACCACGCCAAAAGCGGCGTTATTCGGTATGCTCTCAAAGCATATCGTTTCTGTTTCGGATATGTGTACGGACAACCGGGACTATCCTATTGAGAAATGGGATGAAAAAATAACGGACAGTATCAACTATCTGCTGATACTCCGGGCGATTGTGGAGGAAGAACAGCATGGATAAAATCGAGATTTGGATTTTAAATCCTTCGGCTATAAAAGAAGCCGAACAGATGATGGTATGCGCAGCCAGACTTACACAGAAGGGTCATGCAATTCAGAGCTTACAGGATTTTATGGACCTTTACAACAAAGATTACACGGAAACAACTGTAAAAAATATGGCCGCCCTACCCCATCCAACGATTCAGAAATTCAGCGTTGTCAATGTGGTAATTGTTGGGGCGTCAAGAAGATTCCTGGCGCAGATCACGCGGCACCAGAATGAAGTCAAGTTTATGTCGGCGAGCTTACAATACAGCGACTATTCCGGCAAAGCCGGGTATACGGTTCCTTATGATATTTTAGGAACTAATAAGGAAGCCGGCTATCTTGCTCAATGCGAAGCCTCTATGCAGAAATACATGAGCCTGGTTACCGCCGGAGTGGATAATGACGATGCCGGCTATATTGCGCCGCACGGTCTCCGCAATATTATTCTTATCAGCGCAACGCCGTATCAGTGGAAACACATGATACGCCAAAGAATTTGCCGACGGAATACGCCGGAAACCAGATACGTTATGCTCTTAATCTGGCGCGCTCTTTACAGAGAAAACAAAGCGCTCTTTTCAGATTGCGGCGCGTTTTGTATGCAGGGTACTTGTAAAGAGGGAAAAATGGGCTGCGGAAATCCGATCACACTTAAAACGCCGGACGGGATTCTTGCAGAGGACTTTCCAAAGATATGCGGATAAAATGGTACGTTATAAAAGACCACCCTAATTATGAGCTTAACCGTCTCGGGCAAGTACGCAATCGCCGAACAGGTAAAATATTAAAACCCTTTGATGATCGCCGGGGTTATTTGAGAGTTACTCTTGATGGCGTAAACGTAAAGCTACATATCCTTGTGGCGTCCATGTTCGTGGTAAACCCTGACCCTGAACATAAGACCATTGTTAACCACAAGAAAGGAAATAAGCATGACCCCAGGGCTTCGCAGCTTGAATGGGTAACGCCTTCCGAAAATACCAAGCACGCCTGGGACACCGGGCTCATAAAAAGGTCCTGATTCGACCATATTCGAGTTTTTGCCCTTTGGGCTTATAAATTACTAGCCAGCTTGTTAAAACGCGACCATGGGCTCCACAGGAGCCCAGAAGGCCGTCCTGGCTGAAAGGAGTAGGTAAATGAAAGTTAAAATAATTGATTTTGGCGGCAAAATCCCAACACGCAGCCATTATAACGACGCGGGGGCTGATGTTTATAGCCTCAAAGACTATGTATTGTGGCCCGGGCAGAATATTACGGTTCCTTTGGGATTCGGCCTTGAGCTTCCTGACGGCTGGGGCGGCTTTGTATTTCCCAGAACCAGCCTCAGCTCAAAAGGAATCACTTGTGACTTGCCGCCGATTGATTCCGGCTATACTGGAGAGGTACACGCTTTTATGCGCAATACCAGTTCCGAGACTTATCATATTAGAGCTGGCGATAAAATCGGGCAGCTTGTAATTCTGCCGGTTTTAATAGCTGACTTTGTTACAGACTTAGGAGCCGAACGGGAAACCGGCGCTTTCGGTTCTTCCGGGAGGTGAGTTTTATGTTGATAGATTGTATTGCTGAAATGCTGGGCCGTGCGTATGGCTGCCCCTGTAATTACGGGCAGGCAAAAGGACCAGACCTTTCGGAGATTTTGGTTACGACGCATTCTGAAAAATGGTTTGAAGATCACTGTACGCCTGAACTTAATGACCGTGCGGAAATTTGCTGGAAGGAGATTCTTTTGAGCATGACAACCAGGATTGACAAAGATACATATTACCTGAATATTGCAAGAGTCGTGGCCCAGCGCTCCACTTGCCTTCACCGGCAGTATGGCGCCGTAATTGTTAACAATGACGAGATAATCGCGACTGGTTATAACGGCTCTCCCAGGGGCGAGGTGAATTGCTGTGACGTAGGTGTCTGCTATAAAGACAGTCACGACTTTCCAAGAGACCCCAAAGCGAGCATACACGGAAATCAGTACGGCTCTTGCGTAGCGGTGCACGCTGAACAGAATGCGATCATCAGCGCCGCAAGAAAGGATATGCAAGGAGCTACCCTCTATCTTGCAAGCCTTGACGATTCCATAACACCGGCGCCGTGTAACTTTTGTGATCGGATGATTAAAAACGCCGGCATTGTCCGGGTGGTAACCGGTTGAGCAATATAAGATACGACGGACCGATTACTATTGCGACGGGTAGCTCGCGTAAATCGGTCAGTTGGAAAAATGAAGAAGTTATGTGGAGTACCTTTGCGCAAAGGCTCCAGGCAGTCACCAGAACGCAGGAAACCCTTGCAGAATATAAGGCGCTGAGTAAACCGCGCAGAGATGAAATAAAGGACGTTGGAGGCTTTGTAGGCGGCACTCTGAAAGGAGGCCGCCGTAAAGCCGAAGCAATCATACAAAGACGGCTTCTTACCTTAGACCTGGATTATGTAACGTCTGCTGACTCGCCATGGGAAACCATAGAGCTTATTATGGGCTGCGCCGCCGTTTTATACAGCACGCATTCCTCTACGCCCAGGGCCCCCAGATTAAGGCTTGTAATTCCTTTGGCAAGGCCCGTAGACCCTGACGAATATACGGCGCTCGCTCGCCGGATTGCCGGGGATATTGGTATTGACCTTTGTGACGATACCACCTACGAGCCTCACCGTTTGATGTACTGGCCCAGCGCTTCCAGGGACGCCGATTTTTGTTACCGGGTTTCTGATGGTCCTTGGCTTGACCCTGATGAACAGCTACGACGTTATCATGATTGGCGGGACCCTAGCGAATGGCCGGTGTCCAGTCGTAAGCAGGATATTATGCAGAGGCTTGCCAAGAAGCAGGGTGACCCTCTTGAAAAAAGGGGCGTCGTTGGCGCTTTCTGCCGTGTGTACTCCATTGAAGACGCGATTGAAACCTTTTTACCCGAAGTTTATATAAAGTGCGGCGAAGACCGCTATACTTACGCCGGCGGTTCTACTTCCGGCGGTCTTGTGCTATATGAAAACGGAAAGTTTGCATACTCTCATCACGGGACGGACCCGATCAGCGGAAAGCTCTGTAATGCTTTTGACCTGGTACGCCTTCATATGTTTGGCGATAAGGACGACGACGCTGCTCCTGGAACGCCGGTCAGCAGGCTTCCGAGTTTTACGGCTATGTCCGATATTGCGATAAATGACGAAGCTGTAAGACAAAATCTTGCGCTGACAAGAATAAAGGAACTTTCCGACAAATGGGACGATATTGAACCCGACGATGTGGACTGGCTGAAAGAATTAACCGTTTCCGGCAAAGGAACTTTTGAAGCAACTATTGACAACGCTAGGCTTATTCTTTTACATGACCCGGAACTAAAGGGCCGCTACTATTTTGACGAGTTCAGAGAGCGCCCTGTTGTTGACGGTGATCTTCCGTGGGAGCCGCTGGAAAAGAGAGCAACTGATTGTTGGTGCGATACGGACGATTCAGGTTTACGGCGACACCTTGAAAAGCATTATGGAATTGATAACGCCGGTAAAATCCGGGACGCCGTGGAACTTGCTATGCTCTCCCGCAAACGGCACCCGGTAAGAGAATACCTGAATGACCTTATGTGGGACGGTCAAGGGCGTATGGACACCCTTTTTATTGATTACCTGGGCGCCGCTGATAATGAGTATACAAGAGAGGTTACCAGAAAAGCTCTGATAGGCGCCGTCGCAAGAATCTTATCACCCGGCTGCAAGCATGACCATACGCTTGTTTTGGTAGGTCCCCAGGGATGCCGGAAATCTACCACGCTCGCTAAACTCGGCAAACAGTGGTTTTCAGATTCTCTTTATACCGTTTCCGGTAAAGACGCCTACGAGCAGCTTCAAGGCTACTGGATTATAGAAATGGGAGAAATGGCGGCAACCAGAAAAGCCGAGCTTGAACAGATCAAGCAGTTTATGAGCAAGCAGGTAGACAGCTACCGGGCGGCATATGCCAAACGAACACAGGAACACCCAAGGCAGTGCGCTTTTTTCGGAACCACTAATGACGACGAATTTTTAAGGGACTCCACCGGTGGCCGTAGATTTTGGCCGGTAGTCGTTACAGATAAAGGCCGCGAGCTTAACAGCTTATTAACGGAAGAAATTATTGACCAGGTATGGGCCGAGGCCGTTGTGCGATATGAAGCCGGAGAACCCTGGTATTTGAGTGAACGCGTAGAAGCTATAGCCCGTAAGGTTCAGGAGGAACATACAGAAATGAACGGCAAGCAAGGTCTGATTGAAAGATTCTTAGACACGCTTTTACCGAAAAACTGGGAATCTATGGACCTTGATAAAAGAATGCTCTTTTGGGGCGGCGGCTTCGGTGATAAGGAAGAAGGTACAGAAGTAAGAAACCGTGTATGCGCCATAGAGATATGGCAAGAGCTTTTTCGCGGTGACCCAAAGACCTTTACACCGGCGCAGGCAAGAGAAATAAACGGAATCCTCAGACGCATTTCCGGCTGGAAAAGCCAAAGTTCAATGAATTGTGGAATATACGGCAGACAACGGGGATTCTCCAGGGAGGTGGAATTTTAGTGACAGAAAAAGAAATTCGGCGAATACAGTTTGAAGTAAATCATAAATACGGCACAGGCTATATTGAATGGTTTGATACTGAATGGAGAAAGGCTGTAAACCGACTTAAAGCAACGGGCCTGGACTTCTCAAAAATATCAATAATAGGCAAGCCCTAAAATATGAAATCAGCAGTTTTTAGCAAATATGTTCATAGAAGTTAAGAAGAATTAAGAAACCATAGTTTATGCAAGCCTTACTTCTTAAAATTTCTATGAACGTTTCTGCTGAAAAATCTCGAAAAGCCAGTAAAATCAAGCCTTCGAGCCATCAGCAGAATCAGCAGAGTCAGCAGAAAATCGCTGACGCTCCCGAGCCTTGATTTTACTGGCTTTTTTGACTAAATCAGCAGAATCAGCAGAAATATTTTTTGAAAGTATAAAAGTAAGAATTAAGAAGTAAAGCATAGCAATAATGTTTATCTTAATTCTTAAATCTTAAATTTTGTATTTATATAGGGTTTTAGGCTGATTCTGCTGACCGCTGATTAAAGGAGGATTTTTAGAATGTTAGAAAGCACTTTAGAGCAGGCCGTCCGAAAGTATATTCGCTCGCTTGGCGGCCGGTGTTTTAAGTGGGTATGCCCTGGCGAAACCGGCGTACCTGACCGTATTTGTATTTTACCGGGCGGCAGAATAATTTTTATAGAATTAAAACGGCCCGGCAGAAAAGATGGCATGAGTGAGCGGCAAAAGAAAATATTCCGGGTTTTGCATTCTTTGGGCTGTGAAGCCTGGCGAATTGACAACCTTGATGATTTAAAGGAACGGCTGGCAAATGGAGTTTGAAGCAAAATATTATCAAAAGTATTGTATTGATAAAATGATTGAATGCCCAGAGCTTGGTCTGATTCTGGATATGGGTATGGGGAAAAGCATTATATCTCTTACGGCGATTGAAGAATTGATGTATGACTACTTTTCTATCCGAAAAGTTTTAATCATAGCGCCCCTTCGTCCGGCGTTAGAAACCTGGCCTACTGAAATCTTAAAATGGAATCATACAAAGCATATGACCTTTTCGGTGGTAGTCGGTTCAAAAGAAAAGCGTCTTGCCGCGCTTGCCAAAGACGCGGACCTCTATATTATCAATCGGGAGAACGTGCAATGGCTTGTGGAGTATTACAAAAAGAAATGGCCCTTTGATATGGTGGTAATCGACGAGTTATCAAGTTTTAAATCAAATAAGGCGCAGCGGTTCCGGGCCTTAAAAAAGGTACGGCCATATATTAAGCGCATTGCCGGACTTACCGGCACGCCGTCTCCCAATGGCCTTTTGGATTTATGGCCTGAAATGTATTTGCTGGATGAAGGGAAAGCCCTTGGCAGAACCCTGACCGGCTACAGGGACCAGTATTTTCTCCCTGATAAAAGAAATGCACAGACGATTTTTTCCTGGAAGCCAAAGCCGGATGCCGAGGAAGCGATTTATAAAAAGTTGGAAAACCTGTGTATCAGTATGAAAACCGCCGATTACTTGCAGCTTCCAGAAAGGCTTGATATTCGGCATGAAATAGAAACTTCGGAAGATACGCTTTCCTTATACCGTAAGTTAGAAAAGGATATGCTTCTTTCCTATGACGACGGCGATATTGACGCAGGTTCCGCAGCAATTCTGGTAAATAAGCTTTTGCAGGTGGCCGGAGGCGCAGCATATAACGAAAATGGTGAAGTAAAGATTCTACATGACGAAAAACTGAATATCTTAGACAGTCTTATTGAAGAAGCAAACGGGCAACCCATTCTTCTATTCTATGCGTATAAGCATGAGCGCGATAGAATTATGGAACGTCACCCGGAAGCGGTTGACGTAAAAGACCGTTTGGCTGTAAAAGAATGGAACGCCGGCAATATTCCGATTTTACTGGCGCACCCCGCAAGTGCAGGTCACGGGCTTAATTTACAGTTTGGCGGTCACATAGTGATATGGTACGGCTTACCCTGCAGCTTAGAACTTTATCAGCAGGCAAATAAGCGGGTACATCGTATGGGCCAGAAGGAAACGGTATTGATTCATCATTTACTTATGAAAGGTACTGCTGATACATGGGTGCTGGACCAGGTGCTTGTACCGAAGACGGAGCGACAAGACGCTTTGCTTGACGCTTTGAAAGCGAGAATAAAGGAGGTAACCCAATGACAGAGAAGCAGAAAAAACTTTTGGCCGAAAATCCGGCGGAATTTTTAAAAAGCTGCTGGTATCATAATCAGTGGATAAAGTTAAAACTGGAAGAAATTCGGCATTATAGAGACATTGCCGAATCTATTACGGCAGAGATTAAGGAAGTGACTACTTTCGGTTTAACGCCGTCCTGTAAGGTAGAAAATTGTGTCGTGGAAATCGTGAGCATACAGGAAATGCTTCAGGCGCGGGTTAAGGAATTACGGTCAGACCTTGACGCCGTACAGGAAGCTATCAACCTTCTGGAAGATGAAACGCAAATATTGCTAATGGACGCAAGATATATTCGGCATATGAAATGGGAAGAAATAGCGATATTACTTTCTTATACTCACCGGCGTACACTTCAAATTCACAGTAAGGCGTTAAAAGAAATTTCAAAAAGAATTATTTCGCTTTAATTCACATATGACTTGCGTTATTATGTAAAATGTCGAAAACGAAACGACAATCAAACGAGAACGGGTCCGCGTCAGATTGCTGCACGGGCCTGTTTTTATGTGAAAGAAGGTGAAAACCGTGGCGCAAAGGAAGTTGAATCCAAAACAGCAGCGCTTTGTAGAAGAATATCTGATTGACCTGAACGCCACGCAAGCGGCAATTCGGGCTGGTTACTCGCCGAAAACAGCTACGGCGATTGCGAGTGAGAACCTCTCTAAACCTAGCATTTCGGCAGCTATCGCATGTGCGATGGCCGAACGGAGTAAAAGAACCGGCATTACACAGGACCGTATTCTTGAAGAACTGGCGAAGGTTGCATTTATAAAACTGACGGATATTGTTGACGATACCGGAAAGATTAAAGCCGGCGCAACTGATGAAGACCGCGCTTGTATTGAATCTATAAAATATAAACGCACGGACACAGATACCGGGTACAGCGAAGAACGTGAGGTAAAAGCCTCGTCTAAGCTAAAAGCTATTGAGCTTCTTATGCGTCATACAGGTATGCTTGATTCCCGTATCTCGAAAGAACAGCTAAAGCTCAATCGTGAAAAATTCGAGTATGAAAAAGAAAAGGCCGCCGGAGCTTTTCAGGAATACGAGGATATGGACGGCATAGAGCAGGATATTTATGGCAGCGACGAAGACGAACAAAAAGCGTAAAACTATCCACTTTAACTTCGGCGAAGAACATAAAGAATATATCCGGCAATGCCGTTTCAATACCTTTAATATATTGGAAGGTGCGGTACGTTCCGGTAAAACTGTGGATAACGTTTTTGCTTTTGCGCATGACCTGAAAACGGCACCGGATAGAATTCATCTTGCTACAGGGTCAACCATAGCAAATGCAAAGCTGAATATCGGAGACGCAAACGGCTTTGGCCTGGAATACATTTTCAGAGGTCAATGTCGTTGGGGTAAATACAAAGACAATGAAGCTCTTTTTATCAAAGGGCCTTCAACGCAGAACCAATTACGCATTGTTATTTTTGCCGGCGGCGCAAAAGCTGACAGCTATAAGAAAATCCGTGGTAATTCCTATGGTATGTGGATAGCCACAGAGATAAATTTACACCATGACAATACCATTAAGGAGGCTTTTAACCGGCAGCTTGCAGCTAAAAAGCGTAAAATATATTGGGATTTAAACCCGGAGCACCCTAAAGCTCCTATCTATGTGAAGTATCTGGATGTTTACCAGAAAAAAGCTGCGGAAGGTACTTTGCTTGGCGGCTACAATTACCGGCATTTTAATATTTTCCAGAATATCAATATTCCTAAAGAGCGCCTGGATGAAATCATCAGCCAATACGAGCCCGGGAGTATATGGTATATTCGGGATATTGACGGTAAACGCAGTATTGCAGAGGGCTTGATCTATGTCAGGCTTGCTACGGCAATCGCTGCAAATGCTGATACCTTCCTTATGCCAAAGGCAGAGGTTCAAAAGCTCCTTAAAAAAGGCGAAATAACTGAGATTACCATAGGCGTTGACTTCGGTGGTAATGGTTCCGGCCATGCTTTTGTGGCTACAGCTAAAACGGTACGTTATGACTCTCTGATTGTGCTAAAATCCCGGCGCTATGTAGAGGGTGAACCTGACCCCGATAACCCCAACCGGAAGCTGTATGACATTGACCCCGATATGCTTGCCTCTCTCTTTTTATGTTTTGTACAGTCAATTATTACTGATTACGGTTTTGTTTCTAAGGTTTATGCAGATTCAGCCGAGCAGGTACTTATGCGTGGATTACATACGAAATTGAAAAGCAACGGGCTTGGCAATATACGGGTTGTGAATGCTTTAAAGAGTAAGATAACCGGCCGGATATTTGCGGCGATTATGTTAGCGGCGCAGACACGGCTTTTCTATACAGAGGATTGCGAATCATGGAAAGAAGCTATCAGCATGGCTGTATGGAATCCTAAAAGCCTGGAAATGGAACGTCTTGACGACGGTTCCTCTGATATTGACACGCTGGACGCCTTTGAATATACCTATGAGCGGGATATTAAGAAATATACAAGGGGGTGAGTGCTACGGCGGTTAAAGATTTTATAAGGAGGTTGCTGAATAAAATGCTACCGAAAACAGATTTTGAGAAAAAGCTGAACGTAAAAATTGCGACTTCCAATATTATGGATAATGCAATTAAGCTCTGGCTTGATATGTACGGAAATCAGCCGCCCTGGCTTGGCGGTAAAGCAAATGTTAAATGCCTGAATCTCCCGGCCGCAATATCCGAAGAACTGGCCCGGCTTGTGCTGACAGAATTTGATTTTGAAATATCCGGCAGCGCAAGAGCTGATTTTATACAGAAATCGCTTAAAAACTTTTTGGATAATTTAAGCGGCACAGTTGAGCTGTGGTGTGCTCTTGGTGGTATCGTAATAAAACCATATGCAGCAGGTTCTGGCCTTAATCCTGACAGTATTTACCTTGATGTGGTTCAGGCTAACAGATTTTATCCTACTGCTTTTGACTCCAACAAACGAGTTACCGGTGCAATCTTTTTGGAAACAAAGAGAATCGGCGATTATATGTACACACGATTAGAGCACCACAATCTGGAAGGCACGCATTACACGGTTATCAATAAGGCCTTTCGCTCGGAGCGCCTTAATATGGCTTATACCGAAGATGATCTTATCATCAGCGCAACTCAGCCCTTCCTTATGGAAGTGGAACTTGATACGGTTGACGAGTGGAAAGGCTTGGAGCCGATTGTAGAGATGGACGGCATTGAACGTCCATTTTTTGTGTATATCAAAGTGCCGAGGGCGAATAACGTTGACCCGCACTCTCCCCTTGGTGCGTCAGTGTTTTCTCGGGCCGTTGACGTCATTGAAGAAACTGACAAACAGTTTTCCCGGATTTTGTGGGAATACAAGGCGACAGAAGCCGCGATTGACGCGGATATATCGCTTTTTGATACAGACAAAAATGGAGAGCCAATTCTTCCAGAGGGCCAGGAACGGTTATTCAGAAATTACGACTTTGAAGGTTCCGATAACAGCGGCTTTTTGAAAGAGTTTTTGCCGACAATCCGTGATAATGCTTTGTTTAACGGCCTGAATGAATTTTTACGTAGGATTGAGTTTCTCTGCTGCCTTGCTTACGGCACATTATCGAATCCAAATAATGTTGACAAAACTGCCGAAGAAATACGGGCTTCAAAGCAGCGCTCCTATACGGCCGTTAACAGAATGCAGAAGTCCTGGAACACTGCGCTTGACGATATAATCGCCATTATGGACACTCTTTGCACGCTTTACAATATCGTTCCGGCTGGTGTTATTGATAAAACCTGTACCTGGGGCGATGGTATTTTAGAAGATACAGACGCAGAGTATCAGCGTCGTTGGGCTATGGTCCTTGCCGGTAAAATGAAGCTGGAAAAATTCTACATGTGGTACTTTGGGTGCAGCGAAAAAGAGGCGCTTGACTATATTCCTGACGCACCTGTTTATCCGCCGGTTGAATAGAGGTAGCTGCCTATGCAAACGCCAGAATACCTTGACGGCTGTACAGATTATCTACTCGGCATGTTTGATTCCTTACAAACTTCGATTGCCGAAGATCTGGCACGGCGAATAATGAAAACCGGTACGCTAACAGACACCGCAGAATATCAGGCAAAGCGAGCGCAACACGCCGGAGCTTTACTGCAGGACACCGCGGAAAAAGTAGCTGCTATGTCAGGCCTTACCGATCAGGAGATTATGCGGTTATTTACAGAGGCCGGGATTACCAACATGGAAAATGACGCCCAGCCACTCCTAAAAGCGGGATATGATATAGATTTACGCCTCTCTCCTGCTATGTCAGCGCAGCTTGAAGCGGAGGTTGCAAAAACCCAGGGAGATATGCGGAATTTAACCATGACAACCGGAGCCACCGTTACAGGGCAATACCTGGAAGCTACTAACCTTGCCTACATGAAAGTATCGTCTGGCGCGTTTACGTATTATGACGCAATCGCCGAAGCAATACGGCAATCAGCAAAAGAAGGTAGTTTTGTTAACTATACTTCCGGGGCAAGGTCAAGAATGGATGTGGCTATAAGGCGTTCCGTTCTTACCGGTGTAAATCAGACTTGCGGCAAACTGACAGAGGCCTACTCTGCCGAGCTTGGCGCAGAATATTACGAGGTTTCCGCGCATTCCGGGGCCAGAGAATCTCATGCTTTTTGGCAAGGCCGGGTTTATAAGATTGAGGGGCATGCACCTGGTTACCCAAATTTCCGTGATACGACCCATTACGGAGACGGTAACGGTCTTTGCGGCTGGAATTGCAGGCACAGTTTTTATCCATACTGGCCAGGTATCTCTAAACCGGCGTACACAAAAGAAAAATTGGATTGGTATAAAGCCAAACGATTTGAATATAACGGCGAAAAGCTCACAGATTACAAGTGCTCACAAATACAGCGAGCCTATGAGCGTAAAATCAGGGAATCAAAAAGGATTCTCGCCAGTTATGACGCTGCAATTAAGGCTGACCCTGGTTCTCTGACTGCGAAAAGCCTTGAAGATAAATTTAAAGCTGAAAGCGCGGCGCTAAAAAGTACCGAAGCCGAAATGAAAGAGTTTTGCAAGCAGACAAACCGAAAACCTGATAGCAAACGAACTCAGGTTGTGGCGCATATGGACGGCGAAGGCCGTATTGTGAACTTTGGGCGCTCTCCAAGTATGAAAGCGGTATGGGCAAACCGAAAAGCAACAAAGTGACAGGAAGCTCATATTCGCGTTTTTAAGCCTTATGCTTATAAAAATACTGGCCTTGCCCGTAAAACGCGAATACGGAGACCGTGGACGTCCTGGGGAGCATATAAACGGAGGCAAGATATGACAAATGCAAAAAGTGGTTTTACTTAGCCGCCTGGCGGCTGGCTATGATACAGACAGATTCATATTTGAGTATGACGGAAAAAGAATCAAAAAATATTACGGGAGCCGGCTTACAGACCTACAGGCTAAGAGTCAGCTCCTGATTGATTTAGGAGGAAAATCCCATGAAGAAAGTGGAATTATTCGCGCAGTATCAGGAAGCAAAGAACACGGGAAAAGAAATTGATTCCGTGATTCTTTATATCCACATGCCTGGCGGCGAAGAAGAAATCATTATCAATCCGGGGGTTGCAGATAAGATGGACTATATCAACCGCACCTACAATGATGATCTGGTTCATACGGGCTGCAAGGATATTTATATTGTCAATGCGATCTTTACCATTGACGAGGGCGAAGGCTGTGATTTTGGCGCAGCCCTGGACGCGCTGAAAGACGGGTGCAGAGTTACCCGTGCAGGTTGGAACGGTAAAGGCCAGTATATCGAATTGGCCGAGAATATCAGCTACCAGAATCGGTGCGGTGAAATTATCAACTGCGATCATGAAAATATCGGCAATAAGGCAATCGCCTTTGTGGGTACTTCCGGAGTCCAGATGGGCTGGCTTGCTTCTCAGGCTGATATGCTCGCTGACGACTGGATTATTCTGGATGAACCTGAAATTCTTTGCGATGCTGGAGAGTCAGCAGGCCAGTATGGCGACGCCCCTACTCTTATGCCTGCTGCCCTTTAGGAAGGCGGTGATCCTCTCATCTCCCATCTGTGGGTAAAACAGAAGCCCAGATTTGACCATATTCGCGTTTTTAGGCTTTAGGCTGATAAAACATAGGCCAGGTCCATAAAACGCGAATATGGAGACCGTGGACGTCCAGAAGGCCGTCCTAACAGCTTTTCAGATAACTAACGGACCGAGAGGCCCGTTTTTTATTGTCCTGGGGCATGACATTTAAACCGCCTTATTCCCCTGCTTGCCGGGATATAACCGCAAGATAGCAAAAACTGAGTGAACAGGAAAAATCAGCGAAAGGATGGTAAGTATTATGGCTTACGAATTTTTAAAGAAACTCTTTGGAACTCCGAAAGACGGCGAGCAGCCTAAGACAATGACCTATGCGGAACTGGAAGCCGCGATTGACGGCGCAAAGGATATTCAGGTTGTAGACCTGAAAGCCGGCGGCTATGTCGCAAAAAGCAAACTGGATGCAAAGATCACTGAGCTTGCAGGAGTTCAGCAGCAGCTTACGGACGCAAATACGCAGATTCAGTCATTTAAGGACCAGGATGTGGAAGGCGTGAAAAAGAAGGTTTCCGAGTGGGAAACCAAGTATAACGCCGATACCCAGGCGCTTAAAGACCAGATGGCTGAGCAGGCGAGAAAACATGCTGAGGAAATGTTTCTTTCTGGCTATAAGTTTTCCAGCGTAGCCGCAAAGAACGGCGTACTTGCAGAGCTCCAGGGCAAGAAGTTCCAGATCGACGATCATGGGACGATTCTTGGCGCTAAAGAGTTTATGCAGTCTCTTATGGAAAATGAAGACTATAAGGGAGCATTTGTAACCGAGCAGAAACCTGACGACAAGCCTGAAAGCCAAACGCCACCGCCCTCTCCCGCTGGTCCGAGATTTTCAACAGGAACGGGCGGAACTACACAGCCGGGCGGTGCTGCAGCGAATCCTTTTGCAGGATTTGGCGGCTTTACAAGGCTTCGTCAGCCTGACAACAACAACAAATAAGGAGGACTTTACACATGGCAGCTTTAAACTACGCTGAGCAGTATCAGCAGTATCTTGAACAGGAATTTCCCTATGTCCTGTATTTCGGAGACCTGTTTGCGGCTCCGAATAATGGCCGTTATAAGTGGGTAGACAGCCAGACCATCAAGGTTCCGACTATCACCACTACCGGCCGTGTTGACGGTGATCGTGACACAATCGGCACAAGAAAGCGTAACTACAACAATGCGTGGACTCCGCTCATTCTGTCTAACCACAGAACCTGGCAGACCTTGATTCACCCCAGAGATATTGATCAGACCAACCAGGTAGCCAGCATTGCAAATGTTACGCGTGTTTACAACGAGGAACAGAAGTTCCCTGAAATGAACGCGTATCTCATTTCCAAGCTGTTTGCTGACTGGACGGCCGAGAGCTATACAGCCGATAACACGGAGCTGACTGAGGAAAACATTCTTCCGGTATTTGACGCCTTTATGATGCAGATGGATGAAAAACGTATTCCCAGAGCTGGCCGTATTCTGTATGTAACGCCTGATACCAGATCAAAGCTCCAGAATGCCCGGCAGATTTACCGCACTATGGATATTTCCAAAGCCAATGCATCTATCAAAAGGGCGGTTACCGCGCTTGACGAGGTGCGGATTCCTGAAAGTGTTCCGTCTGATCTAATGAAAACCGTATATGACTTCACTGAGGGCTGGTCTGTAGATGCTTCCGCAAAACAGGTCAATATGTTTTTGGTGCACCCGCAGGCAGTTATTACACCGATTACCTATGAGTTTGCGCAGCTTGACCCGCCTTCTGCCGGCAGCCAGGGAAAATGGGATTATTTCGAGGAATCCTTCGAGGACGTTTTCATTCTTCCGCATAAGCATGACGCTCTGGCTTTTAACGTAACAGAAAAAGCATAAGCAACAATTTGATCTGGGGAGCTTCGTGCTAAAGACGGAGCTCCTACAATAAGGAGGTTAAACCTATGTTAAAGGCAGCAAAGAAAAATCGGGTTTTGAGAATCCCCGACGAGAAAGCCGCCGAGTATAAGAAGCTCGGCTATACTATTACCGATATGGCGGGAAAGGTGATCTATGAACCTGAGGACACAGCCAAGAAGGCAAGTGTCTTGGCCGCTGAAAATGCAGATTTGCAGGAGAAACTCCATGAGGCGGCAGAATATGCAGAAAACGGCGATAAGAAGATCGCAGCTCTGGAAACTGAAAATACGGAACTGAAAAACAGAGTTTCCGAGCTGGAAAATCTGCTGGAAGAAGCTGAAACAAGCGCAGGCGCAGATGATGAAAAGATCGTGGCCCTGGAGACTGAAAACGCGGAATTGAAAGCTAAGATCAAAGAGCTGGAAACCGCAGCTAAAAGCGCAGCTAAGAAAACCGCCAATAAGTAAGACATGAAGGGAGGGCCTTTTTATGGCAATACAAAAGCCTTATGCCGATTATGATTGGTATAAAGTCAATTACTTCGGCGCTGTTATTCCTGAGGAAGCCTTCCCTTCTTTCGCTATGAAGGCTTCCTACTTGGTTGATGGTCTTACAGCTGGAAATTTACAGTCCCTTGACGTGACTCCCGATTGTGTAAAAGACGCAGTATGCGCAGCGGCTGAAAAGCTCTATCATTTTGAGCAAAGTCCGGCTAAAGAAATTAAGTCCGAAAATAATGATGGATATTCTGTAACATATGCGGACGCAAATGAAGAAAAGGCCAGAGACGACGCAAAAACAGAAATTCGAGTGTATCTTAGCACATCAGGTTTATTGTTTAGGGGGTGCCGAAAAAGATGATAACGGCTAATCAGATTATTACGGTCTTTAATACTCGGACAGATAAGGAAAAACGCAGAGAGGTATTCATTCCTACAAACATTTTCGGCGTGTCCTTCTATGAGCTCGATTCCAGTAAGTTCACTGGCGGTGTGCGTTCCGAAGAAATCACTTGCAAAATAAGGATTCCTTTTGGCTCTCGTATCGAAGCTGAAAGAACATATCTCCCTGAAAGCCAATATAAGACGCTGACAGAGGAAGACGCTCTTTTTTACTGGACCTTGCAAAAAGGTTCTTATATCCTGCTTGCTAGCACCGCAGCTACAGCCTGGAGAACAGGCACATATGATTTGGGCCAGCCAGTTACAAAAGAGGAATTGACGGCGCTTTGTCATGAAGTCAGATACACCGGGTCGCTGATAACCGTTATAGAGTACGCAGACAACACACAACGAGGAAGCCAGGCAGTTAGGCATTGGCGGATTGGAGGGAAATAATGGCCCTTGATAAAATCACAACTCCTAGAGGGAGCGTTGTACAGACAGGGCATGGAAGCGCAAGACTTGAATGGGACCCTTCTTTCGCTGCAAGACAGAATGAGCAATTTAGCCGCAAACAGAAATTTGTCGATTCGGAGGTTTTGCGAAGGTGTAGCCCTCGTGTGCCGTTTGATACCGGAATGCTTGAAAAGTCCGGCAAGCTCGGAACTGTTATAGGTAGCGGCGAAGTTGATTATGCCGCGCCATATGCGGCCGCTCAATATTATAACACGTCAGAAAGTCGAAGCTATGACCCAAACAGAGGTAGTCAGTGGTTCGAGCGGATGAAAGCTTCTGAAAAAGAGGAAATTTTAGACGGCGCAGAGAAAGTAAAGTGATGATATGAACGAATCTATTATTGCAGGAATAACTAATTTCTTTATGGCCTGCCCTCTCCTGCAGGATGGTGTTTTCCGAGTTAACGCTTTAGGTGACCAGGCTATTGAGTACAATATTGAGACTGGCATATTTAACCCGATTTTGAAAAGATATGTAAACGGTGATACTCTGCGGCAATATCAATTCAATTTTGTTAGTCGCGAATACTACGATATGGACCGCATTCAGAATATACAGAACAGCGAGTTTTATGAGCGGTTCGGCGAATGGGTCGAGGAACAGGAAAGCCTTGGAAAGTTCCCAGAACTTCCCGAAGGGTGTGAACCCAACAGCCTGTCCGTTTTATCATCCGGCTATATCATGGATATATCCATGCGTAACGCCAGATACCAGATACAATTACAGTTAATCTATTACAAGGAGGCTAAAAAGCATGAATAAAAGCAGAACAGTCATTCGGCGTCATCAGTACGCAGATTACTTGAACGTAGGTACGGCCGACGCTGCCAAATGGGTACTTATGGGAACCGGCTTTACTACCCTGGATGAAGAACCCGGCGCGCAGACAGAAAGCGTAAAATACGTGAATGAAGTCAGCTCATCTTCTTCCATTGTAAGCTACGAAACTACGTTTCCGTTTGAGGCGGAGCAGATCGCAACAGAGGAAGCTATCACTGCAATTTATGAAGTCGGCCGTAACCATTATGTGGGCGCAGATGCTGAGTTTGAATACTGCCGCGTGGAGCTTTGGAACCCGGCAGGAGCAGCCGAAGACGCCGGGCATTCTTTCGAGGCCCGTAAATTTGTGGTAGCCGTAGAAGTTTCCGACTTTACCGGTGAAAACAAAATGACCATTTCCGGCAACCTGAACGCTGTGGGTGACCCTATCCTCGGTACGTTCGATACTACCGCTCTTGCCTTTGCACCTGCGGCTTAAATCAGAAAAGGAGAAATCAGCATATGAGCAAAATAGTGATTAACAACGTTACATTGGAGCTTGACCTGTTAGACGCCGACGCAATGGAGACCTACCAGAAATCTTTGAATGATACCATGGCAGCGCTGCAGGAAGCACAGAGCAATATTCAGGGTGAGAACCAGAATTTGCAGGTGGCTTCCGTAATGCGGTTACAGTGTCAGCTTACCGAAAAATTTGTCGATCAAATTTTCGGCGAAGGCACAGCTAAAAGGTGTTTCCCGAGATCGAATCATTTGGGAGATCATCTGGAAGCCTTTACAAAGATATGCGATCAGGCAAACCAGGCAGTACAGCAGGCCAAGTCTATCACAAATAAGTATTCCGGCGAGCGCCTGAACCGTGAACAGAGACGGAGCCAGAACAAGAATAAAAACAGAAACAATCACGCCGCTGTTTATCCTGTCTGATGAATATGCTGATTGACCTGCTGCCGGAGTATGTAGAGTTAGGAGGCGCTGAATATCCGATCAATACGGATTTTCGCGTCTCCATTCTTTTTGAGCTTATGATGGAAGATGCGTCAGTACCGGAAGATCAAAAAGCCATAAAAGCAGTAAAGCTCTTTTACCCTGAGCTTCCGCCCGTAGGATTGCTTCATGAAGCCGTAAAAGCTCTTTTATGGTTTTATCAAGCTGGCAAAGAACAAAAGGTCCCAAAGTACAAAACCAATGCCGAAGACGATGAAAGCGACGAGGCCGAGACTGACGACTATGTAGAGCGGATTTACTCTTTTGAGCATGACGACGATTATATTTATTCGGCGTTCCTCTCGCAATACCGGATTGACTTACAGGATATTGAATACCTTCACTGGTGGAAATTCAGAGCCATGTTCAGGGCCCTTGACGAAGACTGCCAGTTTTGTAAAATCATGAGCTACCGGAGCATAAAAATCAACAATGACATGACAAAGAGCCAGAAAGCATTTTACCGCCGTATGAAATCTGTACATGCGCTTCCTGTACCACAAGAAGAACGCGAACGGATTGACGCTATTACGCAGGCCCTCTTAAACGGCGGCGACCTTATGGGCCTGATATGACAGGAGGCGGCACTTGCAAAAGGAAAAGAAAAAGAAAGTGCAATGCCCCGAATGTGATTATAAAATGCCTATTTTTTACAACGAAAAGGCAAATTGTGAAGGCGTATTTACCGCCTGCAAAGGGAGAAATTGCACAGCCATATTTGAAATAAAAATAACCAACGGGAAACAGATTAAGTAGTGCCATTATGAGCCGATAATCGCAGCCATTTTATGAAAAGAGGTGAGGATTTTGGCTTATGATGGCACTCTGAAATTTGATACCAGTATCGACACAAAAAGTTTTCAGTCAGGGCTTAGCAGCATGTCAAAGATTGCTGGCAGCGCCATGAAAGCCACAACCGCCGTTATAGCTACAGCATCCACCGCGATAATCGGAATAGGCACGGCCGCGGTTAAAGTCGGCATGGAATTTGAGGCCGCTATGTCCGAAGTTCAGGCATTATCCGGCGCGACTGGTGACGAGTTTAACATGCTTGAACAAGCAGCAATCGACGCCGGAGCCTCAACAGTATTCAGCGCTTCGGAAGCTGCGGCTGCCCTGAAATATATGTCCCTCGCAGGCTGGGACGCTGAAAAGTCTGCTAAAGAATTAGGCGGCGTTTTGAATCTCGCTGCTGCGTCCGGTATGGACTTGGCGAAAGCCTCGGATATGGTCACTGACTATCTTTCGGCTTTTAGTAATTCGGCCATAAGCGCTGCTGATTTTGCGGACCTATTGGCCTACGCTCAGGCAAATAGTAACACTAGCGCCGAACAGTTAGGAGAGGCTTATAAAAACTGCGCGGCAAATCTGAACGCAGCCGGCCAGGACGTACAAACCGTTACTTCTCTTTTGGAAGCAATGGCGAACCAAGGCGAAAAAGGTTCCACGGCCGGCACTAAACTCCGGGCAGTTATGCGAGACCTGACCGCCCAAATGGATAACGGCGCGGTTTCGATTAACGGAACCACTGTTGCGGTTCAGGATGCGGAAGGAAATTTCCGCGATCTAACAGACATTCTTACCGACGTAGAAGCCGCAACAGACGGCATGGGCGACGCCCAAAAAGCCGCAGCTCTGCAAAGTGTATTTACAGATGAAGCCATATCCGGTCTAAACCTGATATTCAATGAAGGTATGGAAACCGTCGCCGGATATGAAGAAGAATTACGGAATTGTAGCGGTACTGCCGAAGAAATGGCCGCCGTTATGAATGACAACCTAAAAGGTCAGATTACGCTTTTAGGTTCCGCTATGGAGTCCCTCGGAATCTCCATTTATAAGGGTCTCGACGCGCCCTTAAAAGAAGTAGTCAAGCAGGCAAACGAGTATGTCGGTCAGCTCCAGGAAGCCTTTAACGAAGGCGGGTTTTCCGGCATGGTTACAGCGGTTGGTACGGTTCTTGCTGACATAGTTCAGAAAGTTGCCGAATTTGCACCACAGATTATCGAAGCTGCGCTTAGTCTTATTTCCGCTTTTTGTGACAGCATAAAAGGCGCGCCTGGTTTAGCAGATTCTGTTGCAAGCCTTATTACAACTTTCGTTACAGCCCTTTTTGAATGCGCAGACGAAATATGGACTACCGCTATTGTTTTGGTTGGTAAATTAGCGAGTGGTATAGCCGCAGGCGCGCCACAGATTATCGAAGCAGCCTCAATCTGTATTCTGGATATTGTAGAGTGTATTGTTGATTGGCTGCCGGATATTATTGACGCAGGCGTTCAAATCGTGCAGGCGCTGGTTGACGGTATTTCCGGTATGCTGCCTATGCTCATGCAGCAGACAATCAGCATTATTACCACGATTGCTACAATGCTTGTGGAAAATCTGCCGACGATTATTGATTGTGCGATTCAGATTGTTTCTGCACTGACTGACGGCCTTATTTCGGCTTTGCCAGATTTACTTGCAGGTGCCGTACAGTTATTCCAAGCAATCGTTGACGCAGTACCAATCATCATTGAAAAGCTCTTACAGGCTTTACCGAATATCATTACTTCGGTAGTGGATTTTCTTGTAGCTTCGCTGCCGCAAATTATTGACGCCGCAGTGCAAATGCTGAATGGCTTGATCGAAGCCATACCGACTATCGTACAGGCGATAACGGATAATTTGCCGCAAATTATTACGGCGATTGTAAACGGTCTGACAACTGCACTACCGCAGATTTTACAAGCAGCTATCACTCTTTTAATGGCGATCATTCAGGCAATACCTGATATTGTTGTAGCCATAGCTGAAAACTTGCCGCAGATAATCACGGCAATCGCTACCGGACTCGGTGAGGCCATACCGCAGATTTTTACAGCCGCAAAAGATTTACTCTGGCAGATTATAACCGCGATTCCTGATATTGTCGCAGGCCTTGCTACTGCGGTACCCGATATTATTGCCGGTATCGTAAACGGCCTTGTCGGCGGCATTGGCGCTGTATTTGACGCAGCTTGCGAACTCGGCGGCGGAATACTTGACGGAATCAAGAGCTTCTTTGGTATTCATAGCCCTTCTACTGTTATGCAGGAACAGGGCGACTATTTGGTGCAAGGCATGATTAACGGCCTTGCTGCTCTGCCTGGTCAGGCAATGCAATGCCTGTCCGATACACTGAACCAGATTATTACCTGGGGCGCTAATATGATGCAGAGCATGACCGAGATTGCGACAAACGCCGTAAATAGCGTTGTACAGGGCTTTTCGCAACTTGCCGATCAGGTATGGACGCACCTTGTAAATGTCGTAACTAAAGTTACTCAGTGGGGAGCAAATATGCTTTCCACAGCAAGTACAGCGGCCAGCAGTACGATCAACAAAGTTACAGAGTGGTTTTCACAATTACCTGGTAAAATCTGGACCCACCTTGTAACAGTCTTAACTAAAGTAACGCAATGGGGAGCAAATATGCTCTCGGCCGCTTCTACAGCAGCACAGAACACAATCAATAAGGTTACAGAGTGGTTCTCGCAGCTCCCGGGCAAGGTGTGGACGCATTTAGTAACGGTAGTCAGCAAAGTAACGCAATGGGGAGCAAATATGCTCTCGGCCGCTTCTACAGCAGCACAGAACACAATCAATAAGGTTACAGAGTGGTTTTCACAGCTTCCGGGTAAAGTCTGGACGCACCTTGTTAATACCATTACCAAAGTAACGCAGTTTGCAGCCGATTTGGCGTCAAAAGCATCTTCGGCCGCGCAGGGATTTGTAAATAATATTGTAAACGGTTTAAGCGGCTTGCCAAGTCAGATGGCTACTATCGGCAGTAACATTGTAACCGGTATTTGGAATGGTATTTCTTCCGGTTGGAGTTGGCTAACTGGTAAGGTTAAGAGCTTAGCTAACAGCTTGTTTAAGGCTGCTAAGGACGCTTTGGATATTAACTCACCATCTAAGGTATTCGCTGATGAAGTCGGCCGCTGGATTCCTCCCGGAATTGGCGAGGGCTTTGACGAATCCTACCCCGGCCTTGAAAAACAGGTAAAGGGCGAGCTTAAAGGGCTTACCAGAAAAATGCAGGAAACCGTAAATCTTGAAACCGGTAAAATTTCTGTAGAAGCTAAAGCCAAAGCGGCGCATAAGGCTGATATAGAGTCACCGAAGCCACCAACTACATATGTGGAAGAAAAATTTGAGCAGACAAACAACTATCATGTGCCGGTAGCAACGCCAAGCGAGGTCAGCAAAGCTAACCGGGAAGCAGCAAGAAAAATATTAAAGGATGTGAAGTAGATGGCGGATTTTATACAAATAACTCTTGAATGCAATGGCAATAAATTACAGTTCGGCATGAATGAGTCCAGGCAAAAACTGGAATTTGGTATAACCGCCATTTCCGGGCTGGAAGCGTCCGAACTCGAAATCAGCACTACTGATAATGCCCTTGTGGATGGGTCAACATTGGACGGGAAACGGATTAAAAGCCGTCCCGTCCATATTGAGGCAACCCTAAGAGACGATACAAATAACCGTGAAAATCGGCAAAGAATTATAAAATTTTTCAATCCAAAATATACCGGCAAATTAACGGCAAACCATAGCGGCACAGAAAGAAATATTGAGTATGAGCTTGAAGGCTGGACATTCGTAGCCAAAGCAAATATCTATAACCGGCTTGCTATCGCCGTTGATTTAATATGCCCGGACCCGTTCCTTAAAAACATGGATAACTTTGGCCGAAATATGGCAGATTTTACGCCGCTATTTGCTTTCCCTTGGTGCGTCCTGAAAAAGAAAGTTTATAATACGCCAGACCCCTATAAAGGGCTGACTCTTGCGGGACACACTTCCGGCTATAGAACGCTGAATAAAAACGTACTTCTGATGAACGACGGTGACGTTCCATGCGGCTTGCAAATTAAGTTTATAGCAGCCAGAGGTCCGGTACTGAATCCTAAAATTTTACACCAGGGAACCGGGCAGTTTATCCGCGTAAAAGTCCATCTCCAAAAAGGCGATACCCTTTTGATCGATACCAGCGACCGAAACCAGATTATCGAGTTAAACGGCGTAAACTCGTACCAAAAAATCGACCGGCTTTCAGAACCTTTTAAGCTGGAAGTCGGCGAGAACTATCTGGAATATGACGCGGACGAAAACTATACGAACCTTGACGTAATGCTCTATTATACGCCGTTGTATTTGGGGATGTGATATGAGACTGATTGTGCTTGATGAAGATTTTGAGACCCTCGGTGCGATACCTCTTTTCCGAACTCTTATTTGGATAAGGCGCTACCAAAAGTTGGGTGCTTTTGAATTATATACAACAAAAGAATATTTTCCGCTATTAAGTAAAGGCCGCTACCTGTATCGCAATGACGCCGAAGAACTTGGCGTTATTGATGAAGTAAATTATGCTCAGGACGATTCGGGCTCACGTGAAATATTTGCAAAAGGCAATTTTGCCGAATGCCTTTTACAAAATCGCGTTATTAGCGAAAGCACGGCTCTCTCCGGCTCTTTAGAATTGGCAATGCGAAATCTCGTAACAAAATTTGCCATATCGCCAAAAGACCCAGGCCGAATTATCAAGCATTTAAGGCTTGGCGTCACTAATGGCTTAAAGCCAACTGTCAATATGCAGACGCTCGGAGACGATTTAAGCGCAAAGCTATATGCTCTCGGCAATACTGAAAATATCAGTCACCGGGTACGGTATGATTACCAGACAAATGATCTGGCATTTGAGGTATGGGAAGGAAAAGACCGGCGAGACAGTCAGACAAAAAATAGCTGGGCGATTTTCTCCAATTCCTTTTACAACATTCGGGACGCTATTTATAACCGCGATTCCAGCAGCTATAAAAATTTCGCCTATGTTGCCGGAGAAGGCGAAGGCAACGCCAGGGTTATTGTCGAGGTTGATTTGCGATCTGATAAATCAGAAGAACGCCGGGAAATATTTGTAGACGCCAGAGACCTTCAATCGGACGACGGAAACGGCAACAAATTATCTGCTGCACAATACAGAGCCCTTCTTGTACAAAGGGGCAAAGAAAAGCTGATTGAGTATCAAAAAGTAGAAACCGTTACAAGTTCCGTAGATTCTCACGCTAATCTTGAATATAAAAAAGATTATGACCTTGGCGACTACTGCACATATATCAATACGGAAATCGGCATAGAGACAGCGCAGCGTATTACGGAAATTATGGAAACTTACGAAGGCGGCTCTATAGAGTTAATCGTAACATTCGGCAATGAAGGCATAACTACCGTCAAACAGTTAATAAAAAGGGAGGCAGCATAATGGCATTAGAATATGGCTATTTCGATAGCGAGATTACAGGATATGACGAAGAAGGCATGCCGATATTTGACCGGGCGAAAACGTCTGATTTTATGGCCGACTTCTTTTCAAAACTCATTACAAGCGGCGTATTGGCAGACCCCGCCGATTGCTTTCAGGTAATGGCGCATACGGGTATGACGGTACAGATCAAGCCCGGCTATGGTTTTATCAAAGGCCGGTTCGCTTATGACAAAGACCCTTCTTATCTGACGCTTGAAGACGCGCCAACAGTCAGCGCTTACAAAAGAATAGACATGATTATTCTTCGGAATAATTACGCCGAACGAAAAAGCGAACTTCTGATAAAAACCGGTACTCCAGCGGCAAATCCAAAAGAGCCAGAAATTTTACAGCCTGACTCCGGCGACTATTACGAGCTTTGCCTTGCGACAATTTATATCAACTCGAATCAGTCCGTTATATCGCAGGCAAATATTACAGACACAAGATTCAACGACGCTTATTGCGGTCCGGTCACACAGCTTATTGACCACCTCGATACAAGCGTCTTTTTTGCGCAGTTAACTCAGTTTTATAAAGAGTTTGTGCTTCGGTGTGAGGGTTCATACAGTGCCGCTGTAGAAGACCTGGAAGCCTATATTGCCGCTTTACGACAAGCAGGCGATACGTACCTTGCGGCTCTGCAAAATTCAGGAAATGCGCAGCTTGCAGAAATCGTTACAAATTTACAAAAATTTGAGACCGGCGCCGAGGCTGCTTTTCTCGAGTGGTTCCAGCATATTAAAGACCAGCTTGGCGAAGACGCCGCCGGCAGTTTACAAAATCAAATTGACGCACTTACACAATATCTTACGGCATATGCAGAGTGTGAAACGGGTATTGAGCTTTCAGAAAAAATCGTTACTTGCGGTAATTTCCTTTTGATTAAAGGCGCAACCGTCAGAGTCAAGTTTACCGCACTGAATGACACCGCATTTTCTCTTACCGACTCGGAAGGGAATTTGTTAGCAGACTCGGAAGGAAATGAGCTGATCGCTGTTGGCGGCGCCATATATACCCTTGTTGATTCTGACGGAGATACTCTTATTACTTCAACGGGTGATGAACTTTGGGCTACTGGCTATGAGGAAACCATCAAAGAGCAGCCGACATTAAATGTCAATGGCTCTGGGGCCTATCCGATTTATTATCGAAATGCGCCTGCACCGGCCGGGTACTTCTGCCTTGACCGAACCTATGATTTTGTATTTAACGGTGAGCAATATGAAATTATCGGAGACCTGGGACTCACCAACGGCTACAAGAAAAAATTTGAAATCCTGCTGCCGTCAGAGGGAACCTACCAGATCATGCTTGACCATAGCCAAAAAGAATCTTGTTGTGGGCTGTACATTTACCACACGCAGACAAGCCGTTTTATTCCTGTAAAAGCCGCTACAAGCGTTACTCTTACGGCAAACGGCCGAAACGTTAAATTTGAATGTAAGCACGCTCCCGTGCTTCATTATACACAACTTTCATAAGGAGGATTTACAACATGCAGGGAAAGAAATCATTCTTCGACCTGAGCCCCTTACAGGGGCTTACGAGAGACACAGACGTCCTCGCTATTGAAACAGCAAATGGCACAAGAAAAGTGCTTGCTTCTGATCTGTTTTCTATGCTCGGCGGCGACAATCTGTATCTCCCCCGCTCTCTGGCAAATTACGAGGGCAAGAACCTTGGGGAAATTTATACGCCTCAGGAGTTTAAGAGCAAAGTGGAAAGTGGCGACTTCTCCGGCTTGGATTTAGGCGACTATTTCGACATTACGCTCACCACAAATGAGAAAATGCGATACGTCATTTCGGGCTTTAATACCTATCTCAATTTTGGAGATACTGCCGCTCTTACCGCTCCGCATGTCATTATGACGCCGGTTGACTGTATGGCAACTACAAAACAGATGAAAGCGACCAATGACAATACGGGCGGCTACGCAGGCTCCCTTATGCCGGCTTACCTGGAAACGGTGCTTGCGACCTTCCCCGCCGAGTGGAAAAATATCATGCGTTCTATTCGTCGGCTGGAAAATAACAAAGGTACGTGGGCCTGGGCTTCCAGAACCTTATTTCTGTTATCAGAAACGGAAGTACATGGCTCGCCGGTATGGTCTGACGGCTATGACGGAGGAACAAGACCGCTTCCGCTCTATCAGTTCTCAGCAAGATACAGAATCAAGGGCCTGGGCTTTGGTTCGAGCGCGAAGGGTTCAAGGGCCGCCTGGTGGCTGGCGTCTCCCATCGCGGCGACTACCACCTCCTTTTGTCGCGTCAACCTCTACGGCGACTCCGACGGCTGCGGTGCCAGCTTTTCTCTTGGCGTAGCCCCCGGCTTCTGTGTTTGATAAATTTAGCACTTTTATTAGGAGATTATTATGAGCGTACTTGTCATTAACCGGGACCTGTCAGAACTCGAATATTATCATCAGGCCAACGACCTTTACAAAGATATGACTCAGCTTTTACTGCGGAATTTTGGCATTAAAACGAAAAAGAAAGAGCTGGCCATTTCCAGTACAGAAAAAGCTGCGGTTATCGCGGCTTTTCCTTATATGGAAGAAGCATTTTTAAGAATGGACCAGCTCGAAGCTGCCGCAACCTTACGGGAATACTCCGGCTGGCTGATTAACCATTATCGGCAGCATATACTTACCAGACTTGAAAGCTTGCTAGATAACATTTCAGACGCATACCGCTCTAAGGGAGAAAGAAGAAAAGCCTTTAGACGAAAAGCGTTAAATGATTGTGAAAAACTCATACAGCTTTTACAGCGAGTTATGGCGGTACTTCCGGTTGATGTCAATAAGCTCATTCCTTATGTAGACCGGATTGACCGGATAATTGAGCTATTGAAAACACAGTTATAAATTTTTTAGGGCAATCTCTGTAACTAAGGGCCACCTGGTGGCTGGCGTCTCCCAACGCGGCGAATACCACCAACTTTTGTAACGTCAACAACAACGGCAACTCCAACAACAACGGTGCCAGCAATTCTAATGGCGTAGCCCCCGGATTCTGTGTAAGTGTAAGGCATAAATTAAGCCGACACACTATCCTTACAGAAGGAGAGGTTGTCCTTCCCTTATTGGGTAAATGAGAATCTTGACGCCGGCGCATTCGTACGGTCCGGCTATCAGCAGGAGGATTTTAATGATAACTATTGATGATGTGGCAGACGCAAACGCCCTTCATAGAGCAGTTCGCAAATCTATGAAGGGCGTTACATGGAAAGCGAGTGTACAACGGTATGAAATAAATATGCTTAGAAACATTAGAGACTCAAAGAGAACAATCGAATCAGGAGAAAGCCCGGTGCTTGGGTTTCACGAATTTACGCTAAGTGAAAGAGGAAAAACAAGACACGTAAAAAGCGTGCATATCAAAGAGCGTGTCGTACAAAGGGCGCTTTGCGATGAAGCTCTGGTTCCGGCTTTACAAAAAGGCCTGGAATATGATAACAGCGCCGGACAAAAGGGAAAAGGCATTCATTTTTCGCTTAGACGGCTGGAAGCGCATTTGCACCAATACTACCGCCGTACAGGAAGCAACGAAGGCTATATTCTCCTAATAGATTTTAAAGGATATTATGACCATATCCGGCATGATAAAGTTTATGAAAGGCTTGACAAGAAAGTTGAAGATGAAGGCGTAAAACATTTATCCAGACAGCTTGTTGAGCCTTTTGATTCTGGAGAAGGGAAATCGCTAGGAATCGGCAGTCAAATTTCACAGATTCTTGCGATTGATTATCCGGCTGAAATTGACCATCTTATAAAGCATGATCTACATATTAAGGAGTACGCAAGATATATGGACGACTTATATTTGATTCATGAGGATAAGGAATATTTGAAATATTGCCTTGAACAAATCAAAGAAAAATGCGACGAGTACGGTATCATTATCAATCTGCGCAAAACACAGATTGTAAAGTTAAGCCGTACTTTTT